CCATAATAGCAGGCTGTCCCTTCCATAACCCGATACAATCAGTAGTACCTGCATATAGCCCAGAATAATATACAGGAACCTCGCAACCCCAATATTCATTAACATTACCCAATCCCTCCAATATAACCTGTGCTGCCATAAACCACGACGGTTGAGCGAATGGATTTGTTGGTAACTCACCTAGATCGTCGTTCTTGATGTAACGTTCAAGATAGGTATGCATCCTAGTGCCGCGGTTAGCTGCTTCTGTAGTAATCTGTTGGGCTCGTTCTACACCTACACGATTCTTCCACTCTTGTAGTTTTTGTCGTGCTTCTGCAGGTTTAGTTCTATCTAATATTGTGGTTACACTAGGAACACGACTACCGTCAGGCAAAGCATAATGCCTTTTACCTTCGACACTTTCTCTTGCCAAAGGAGTGTAATCAAATTTTGATATAATCATTGAATTGTAAAAAGTTTTATTTTTTGTTGTTTATTTACTCGATTTAGTTCTTGCTCAAATAGTACTCGATCTTCAGATGTCAACAAAGTATATAGTCTATCATTGTATGATTGAAAATTTGTATTTGTTCGTATATCAAATTCTGCTGTATGCTTTAAAAACATTTTCCAAAGAAAATCATTTTCTGGCCAAGCCTCTAATTCATTTTTTGCAGATAGTAAAAAGTTATAAAGATGTTCCATTTTACTGAAATATTCGTTTAATATAGGATGCCGTAAACAATTGTCAATAATTACACTAACATCATTTCTATATCGTTTAGGCAATGCTTGTAAATCTAAATGTCTAGTTCTATAAAGTAAGTTTGTGTTTAGGAAAAATAAAGATACATCGTGTTCTTTGATCCAATCATACCAAAAATCTAGGTAATCATTTAAATAAAAAATATTATTAAGGCTAAAAACAGGACTTAAAATATAATTAAAATTTGTATTTGATGTTGAGTTTTTTTTATAATTTACTAATGTATTTAAATTATCAATGGTTTTTTGAAATTTTGCAGGCCATCTAACATAATGATAATTTTTATCCACTCCATCTATACTTAATAGTAAATCTACGCTACGAAAAGAATCTAGTTGTCTAACAAAATTAATATTAAACGGAACATTTATTGAAGTGGTAATTCTAAGATGGACTCTATCATGCAGATTGTTTTCAATCAACCAATTGACAAGTTTTTTGTTTCCGTCATGTAGAATAGGTTCACCACCCATGAAATGAATATAATAATGCTCATATTCATTTATTTTAGTTTTTATATTTGCAGTTATTAATTCCCAATATTCCGTGATTTCAGTTATGTCTAATTCTAAATGAGTGGTTTCGTTGTTTGAGGTTATTTTTGCGTAAGTTGAACTAGAGTAGGGTTCACAACTTCTACAACTCAAATTACAAATATTACTAAAAAGGATTCTTAATTCATATGTTTTAGTTTTTCTATTTTTTGCAAATTCTTGTAATTCATTTATATCTTTAGCTAAAATGTCTCTTACTCTTTCTGATACTCCTCCTGTGCTTTCCTCTTGTTTGCATCTAATACAGTCTTCTGGTAAAATAGAACCTTCCATTCTTTGCCTTAAATCTTCAAAAGGATCAGAACTTAAATTTTTAACTGTTAGGGCTTTTTCTAAATTGCAACAACAAGAAATCCTCAAGCCGTCTTTAGTGTCAGGAGGCAATCGAATATCTAAAGTGTTATAAGGAAAAAAACAAAGCGAAGGATTTTCCTTCGCCCAGTTTAATTTTTCTTGAACTACGTGCTCAATTGGTGACATTTAAACCCTAAATGATTCCCCACAGCCGCAACGATCTTTTTCTTTGTTATTAATAAAATCAAATCCCTCATTGAGACCTTGTCGCTTGTAATCCATAGTCATACCATCAATGTAAGGCAAATCTTTGGGACTTACGAAAACATTAACACCATTGCTTTCGTATTTTACAATGCTTGTATCTTCGGCGTCGACATATTCTAATTTATATGCTAGCCCAGAGCAACCAGTGGTCCTAACTCCTATCATGATACCGAGGCCTTTGCCTCGTTTAGATAACTGCTGCTGTACTTTCTTTGCTGCCATTTCTGTTAGTTGTATCATCGTGTTTTGCCTTGTAATCTGCTAGTGCTGCCTTAATTGCATCTTCTGCTAAAATACTACAATGGATTTTGACCGGCGGTAACGCAAGTTCTTCTGCAATTTCTGTGTTCTTAATTGCAGCCGCCTCGTCGAGACTCTTTCCCTTGAGCCAAGTAGTTACCAGCGACGAACTTGCGATCGCCGAACCACAACCATATGTCTTAAATTTTGCGTCAGTGATCACCTCATCTTCTACTTTGATTTGAAGTTGTAATACATCTCCGCAGGCAGGTGCACCCACTAACCCTGTTCCTACGTTAGGATCATTTTTATCTAATTTCCCCACGTTTCTCGGATTTTCGTAATGATCTAAGACTTGACCTGAGTAAGCCATTCTGCTCTCCTATGCTTAGTATTATAGTTAATTTAACTTCTATTTGCAAGGGCCGATTTAGCCATTGCATCTACAGTTTTTTCTGGTGCGGTTCTTGGAGCGGTTTCATCACCTATCGCCGCTAGTTCGTTGTCATCAGCAAAAGGTTGGAGGTAAACATACTTCACGCCATTTGTATCGTCTTTGATGTCTTTGATTAAACCTTTTATGGTCTCGTTATCTTTAAAAGCGTTGAGTAAATTTTCTAGTGTAAAGGCCTGCTGCCCGGTAGTTTGTATCAAATTTATAAGACTATCGGCTCTGACTCTTGGTTGAACATGACTATCGTGTGCTCTATTACGAAGAAACTCTAACGTGGTGATTAAATTAGCATCACCACGTCCTTCGGCTTCGTCCTCAAGCATGTCATCAATAACATCTTCGACAATCACTTCGCGAATACGCATTAACGCTTCTCTCTACCAATAACGTCCGGGCCGCCGGCAGCAGCATCTGTAGCACCAAACTCGTCACCACCAATTATTGGGCTAGCTATGCCAGCGTCTCCCGGCATCGGTGCTGCACCACCCATTCCACCTAGACCCATTGGCTGTGCAACTTGTTCTCCGGCTAAAGCACGAGCAGCTTGATCAGCTTGTTCACGAGCAGTACTCAATTGATCTACCATACTAGCTAATAAGGTACCAATGCTATTTTTAAATGCATCGGCTTGCTCCATGCCAATTTGGTCACGAATAGTGTCAAGTAGTGCTGGCATTTGCTCGTTCTGCATTTTACTGACTTCTTCTAACATATCCTGAATCGAGTCAACCATGTCCTTGGCAGCAAGAATAGCTTGACTTTTACCCATTTCGCTCTCTGTTATAAGTTGTTGTTTGTTTTCAACCATCCAACGATGTAACCCTTCGCGGACCATTAGAAGTTCCATATATTTAGGGTTTTTTTCTGCTACATGGACGCCATGGCTATGTTTAATTTGATTTAAACTTTCTGTTAAACCTGTAGCTAGTTTAAATGCTTTTGGAAACGTTAAATTGTCGTAGTCAATTCTTACTCCAAAACGGCTTTCCATAACCTTATTAATTTTTTTAGCTGATGGCTTTACGCCCATTTCTGTTAATCTCATAGTGTTGTGTTCCCAAAGTTCATGTATTTAGCCAAATTTATAGTTTTTTTCAAAATATTAGCACAGGCTTTGTACTCAATTTTAGCATTAATATATCTATTTAACATAATCGCCGATTTCAATTTATCGTTGGTTTTAAGTGTTTTTTCCATACTATGCATATAATTTTTTATATCCATATCTAATCTGCCTAGTTTTGTATCTGCTGTCAGCAAATCTTCGGCTAAACTGTATTTTTGTTTTAAGTTTGCTAAACAATAAAGTATAGCAGCAGTTTTGTTTATGAAAAAGAATGTTAATCTATCGTTAGTTTTTGATGTTACTTTCCAACATTCTTTAGTAACACCTTGAATTTCGTACGGACCTATAAGAAACCCGTAGTTTCCATGGGGAATAACTACGGGCTGATCTCTATAATTTTTTAATTCTTTTTTAGTCCATTCACTTATATATTTGACACTAAAATCAGAAAATTCCCGTTGTGCTTTCTTGAATTTAACATTTTTTTCTGAAGTAGATTTTTTCATTAATTTTATGTCTGCTTAAAAGATCTTTTTTAACCAAGCTGTCAGCTATTATAGTTTCTCTGCTATTTAAATCTTCTTTATATACTTTTGATTCTGAATAAAATTTACCCAATAAATCTGCTTCTTCGTTATTAATTGGTAATCTAACTTTATTTACTAATTCTACTATTTTCATTTTTATTTCATTATAAAATGATCTATTGTTGTTATAAGCCCAGTCAACAAAGCTACCCCAAAAGCGGTGCCTATTGTAATGATCGTTCCTTGAGCTTTTTCAGTCGCTGAACTGTCTTTGCTCGCAGATTGTGTAGCCTGACTTGCCATAAGAGTAGTACGTATGACAATTATGTGTTCTTCTAATTTATCCATACGTTCTTCCAGATTATCTAATTTCTGTTCCAACGCACGGTACCTTTCAGCACATAAGTCCACGTGTGCCTCAAGGTTTGTTCTTTCGCTAATGGCCATTTTTTTAGTATTCTTTCTAAAGAGAAAAAGGGTTCTGTGTTGTTGCCTGTATAATGTGCCATAAGAAAAGCCTATTTGTGCCAGTGAATCAATTACTATTTATAGATTTAGGCGACCTGCCATAAAGCATATGTTTTTGATTGACCCATAAGGGTAAAAGATTGGCAGTATGAATCTGGCTGTTTCTTCTAGCCCGCATATAATTGGTACTTGAGCAAAATCCTTATCCAATTGACCAACCGGATCTCCGTTGAATAAAAAAACATCTGGCGATTCTACACCAAAAGAAAAAATCCATACACGTTGTTTGGTATTAAAAAATATGTCTCCAAATACCGCGGTTTCATCTATTTCGTATTCTTTAATATATGGTCCATCAATCAATTGAGGCTGTGCTCTTAGACCTATACATTGCAAAACTGTTTCCCAATTACGTTGTTGGTTGCGTTCAAGCTCGTGTTCGGCAGTGTGTCTTACAACTCCGGTTGCTGTAATATCTACTAAAGTTGCACAAGAATAAAAATACATAAAGGTATTTATAGCCATAAAAAAAGCAGACCAAAGTCTGCTTTTTATTATGTTACAAAAATTATGCTACAACAAAACTTGTGCCATCTGTTACAGTTGTACTACCTAAGTTAACTGAACCTTTTTTAGTTCCAATCGCTTGGATAGCAGTCTGCAATGATGCCGCTGAAGGTGCATTTACTCCGTCGCATATAAAACTTATCGCTCCCGATGAGGCATGGGCATAGTAAGCCAACACCGCTGGCATTGTTTGTACAATCGCCTCAAATGCTTCATTTGCTGCGTCATCTTCGCCACTCAAATCTAAACCTGCATCTACTAAGTATAATGCAACGCTTTGACCAATTTCACTATTTCTAAGTTTTCCTACAGCGGTGGAAGTATCAACTCCATTTAAAAAACCTGTTACCCCTGTATAATTGTACCCGGCGCTACGATCAATACCAATTGCCATTTTATTTCTCCTAAATTAATTGCGTTACCGCATGTAGATATTTATGGCGGTCGTAAAAAAAGCAGACCGAAGTCTGCTTTTATATACATTAAATCTAATTAGCTAGCTGCTAGTTTGATACCTACATTACGAACGTCTAATGTAGTTGTAGTAACAGGGGTTTTAGAACCAATGTTAGCTGCCAGGCTTGCACGAATTGATTGTTGCAAAGATAGAGCAGTCCATGAACTACGCTCAACAACAACGCTTAACTGTGTATTAGCAGCAGTTGCTCCGCTGTCAACTTGGTACGCAATAATTGATGCGTTAGTTGAAATGTGATTTAGTAGGGTTTCTACTGCACCAGCGGTACCGTCTGTACCACGGCTTAGTTCAGCTGCTAGGTTACCAGCAACGATCTGAATGTTAAAAGCCTGGATTGGGCTTGCAATACCAGTGTTAATTACTTTTGCGTTGGCAAAACTACGACCAGCGTCTACGTTCTCTACACCAGCGGTATCGCCATTTACTTTTGTTACTCCGATTGCCATTTTGTTTCTCCTTAATTATTTGCGTGTTACCGCATGTTAATATTTATACCAGTTAGCCCATTTTTGCGAAATTAGCTGCACTAAACACTTGTCTATCTACAATTTTTACCAAGCCCGATGAGGTAGGGAAAATAAAGCCTTCTCCGGCCGGCTGTCCATTTACAAATTCTTCGATACCTGTAACTTGTGCAGCTAGTTGCTTGGCTAAATTTTGCTTGTAGGCATAAATTGAATTCCAAATTGCCTTTAAACCAGCGTATCCTACACTTTCAACGATTTCACCATTCTTGGACTGTTGAAACATTGTTCCTGTAAAATCAGGACCAACCAGCACGTTGTATTGTTTTGCACTAATTTGGGTTTGTAGCCAATCATGTAGGTCCTGATTGGTTTGACCTGTTATACGTTTATTAAAGTATGTTTTAATTTTGTCCCTGGTGGTCTGGGGCAAAGTCGACAACAACTCGTCGACTGCCTTACCGTATTTTTCAACTGCTGCAATTGCTGCTCTTTCTAATTGTACTGGAGTTTTTAATGTAAATTTATTTCCGGCAGTTGGACTAATTATCGCAACACCGCCGGGAACATTTTTCAAACCTTTTCCATTCCATTGCACTGGTGTTGCACCAATATCTTGAAAAAATTGATGAACTACAACTCCACCAACACTACTACCAATGATTTTACCCAACGGGCTGTTAACATCAACATGATATTCAACTAAGTTTGGTTTAAAAACATAGGAACCTTTTTGTGGTGTCAATTGCCCGGCATACATCAAGTCAGCCCAATAGTAGCCCGATCCTTCGACCGCAGCATTTAAACCAGGCCATAACGCAGCAGCAGCATCGTACAATGTTCCACGCAGTCCGCCCGAAGCTTTTTGAGCATCATATTGTTGCCATTCCTCTGGACTAGTAACTAGGACTCCTCGATCGAACATATACTTGTCTGCCATACCTAATTTACCATCAGGCATACGTCCAAATATAATTGCAGGGTATCCGTCCCATTTTATAGTTAAATTAGCAGGGTTTGCAATCACTCCTTTTAAACTTTGAATTTGTTGCAATGCTGCTGTGCTGCTTATAAAAATAGCATCTTCTGGGTGTGGCGTTCTTCCTGTAATCGCTTCTTGTAAACTTTGAATAAACTCTAACAACATTAATCGTCATCCCTAAATCTTCGCACACCTCTTACAAATTTCTTAGGATCTTGGGTGCGTATACTGTTTAATAACCGTCTTTCTAATTCAGCCGATTGTTCAGCATCATAGTTCTCTTTAATATAATTGATCAGATTAATAGCTCCTTGTATAACGTGAGCCGCACGACTTTCAACCAAATTTTCCCTGTCTTTTGTTACAGGCATATGGGCTAGTTCGTCTAATATACTGCGTGTACGTTTTTGCAAAATCTGCTCCGTATTGAACTATTTATCGACACCTACGCATCTATCCAAATGGCGTTAACACTATATCTGGTGATTCCTGCCGGTACTGGTGTAGCTACATAATGAAGTAACTGCCGGCGATTGTCTACTAGATATCCGTTATTTTTTTCAAAGGGTATAAAAAATTCTTTGTCTTCATTGAAGAAGGTAGTGCCCAGTATGCTGGGACAATCATTTAAATAGATTTGAATTGACGCTGAAATTTTTTGATTGTCCGCATGAATAGGTAGTTCAAATTTTTCAAGATCTTTCCAAATTGAAATTCCGTCAAATTTTAATGACTTTTTAAAAATATTTTCAATATTTTGTGTTAAATTTTCAAAAATTATATGCAATTCTTCAACTACACTATCTGGGTGCCAATTAATTTTGTATCTATTATTATATACCGGACCGCCTGTAACTCCTTCCTGTACTAACCAATTATCACTGATAATTGCGTAATTTAAAAGTTTACTTAAAAATGCGTTCGGAATAAAATCTTTAATTTGATATAAATCTTGATTTATAAGTGGTTTACGATTATTGATAGAAATTTCAGACTGAATAATACTACTGTTAATAAGATCAAAATCTAATGGCATTTTATTACTTTATAGGTTAGACAAAATAGGACCAACACTGTATGAATCATTATCGTTAGGCAACTTGACAACATGAATCATCTTGGTAGGAATTAGATCATGTTCTTGGCACAGGGTATTATACTTAGATTCGTACATGTTCCATCCATAGTCTCTTGGAATATTCCTTGCCATAAATGCACCGCAGGATGTCAAAGCACTGTTTACATCGCCATAGTAATGATTCATTAATGTAATAGAATCCATTGACCGTTGTTTAGACCATCTTAGTCCAATTCTATTCCATTGTAAAGAATATTTGCTCATGCTCATTGCAAAACTTTTAATGTTTGGATGATTTAGATCTACATTTATATCCTTGGCTGTAGTTATCCAAGCAAAATCAATATGTATGTCTATATTTTTGCGTTCACATTCTTTAAGAACATCATTCCAATAAGGACGAATATCTGCATATCTGTAATCAGGTAAACTTAGTATTAAAGGTTTATTATTTTCTAATTTTCCGGGTTCGTTACCAAATTTTCCCATCATACCGTAGTATCCATATTCTTCCGGTAAAATTTGAAATCCGTCCCAACCGTGTTTGATGATGAAAGATTCTATGTAATGTGTACATCCCAAGATCACGTCAACACAATTAAAATCGTTCCATCCATCTAGATTATTAATTTTAGTAGACTTAAACCATTCATCTGCCAACGGAATGAATTCTGAGTATGACACTACAGGATGCGAATTATTAAACCATTCTGTTTTTAAATTTTGTAAAAAATTATCATTGATAGGAACTAATTTTTTGTATAATTCAATTTTCATTAATTTTCCCATCCATCCAATTTATTAGGTGTTGATAAAATGGACTTATAAAGTTCAAATACCAAACTCCATTATGTCCAAATGTTGTTTCTCCTAGGACTTTGCTTTCTAAAGTGATTCCTTGTTTTTGTTGCATCATGGCCCAGGGTTGGGGATACTTTGGTTCGTACCAGCTGTAATGCCAAACAATATTTCTAATGTTTATACCATCAATTGACACTGATAATAGATTTAATTTTTGATCTTTTTCAAAACTTATTGATTGATCGTTTGTTTTATTTCCTCTTATTATTTTTAAAACATGAGGACCAAAATCTAATTCATGGTCAAAACTAATTTGTTGTTTGCTATCAATGTAGTCTGAAAATTTTAACGTATCGTCAACATAAATTTGAGCTGTTGGCTTTTTATCCCAAAATTCAGATAACAGTGTAATTTCAAATTTAATCTTTTCTTTCATTATGTTTTAGATTTTATATCTGCCAATAAACTTTTAAGTTTTGTACTATCAACACCTGCTTGTACTTTTGTATCTACTTTCGGAGTGGCTTTGATCCATCCAGGACCTGGTGCTTCTTCTCCAGTAGTAACTGTGGATTTAGCCTTAATTTTTTCCATAATCTGTAACCCACTCTTGAATCCTCCGCCACCATTTTCGGTCTGGGCATCTTCACCAGGATCTGTGATTCTTAAACTTTCTAAATTAAATTCAAGGTCAACTTTTTGTCCTACACCGCTAGAACTTCGAGTTTTCATTAACTGTATTTGGTATCTGCCACGTTCTCGCATAGCACGACTAGTAAAGATACCAAATACATTATCTGCCGTATTAATTTTACTTATGCCACCAGAAATATGGCTATGATCAAACTCAATTTCTTCAACTGCCGATCGATTCAACTGCGACGCAGTAATCATCAGTATGTTAAATTCTCTTGCCAAGTTTCTTAGTTCTTCACTCACATATTTGTCTTTGACAAACAAATCGCTGGGACTAACTTTAGCCGACACTGGCATTACTAAATCAAGATAGTCAACCATAATAAAGTCTGTCTTAATACCGGTTTGAATTTCTAGTTCTTTTAGATAAGCACGAATATGATTGACATTGCTTTGAGCTGGCATGTACTTGATACGTAATTTCCCAGACTTTTTACCCAGGAATCTAATCTTCATTTCTAATGTATCTAAATCCTTGAAGATTTCTTTAGTACTACAATTAGCTGCCATTGCATCCATACGCATAGCAGTTAGTTCTTCACTAAGTTCCAGTGTTAAGAAAACACCATTTAGCCCTGCGGTAATCCAATTGAGGGCGATGTTTTGCATAAAAAGACTTTTACCAGACCCTGATCCGCCAGCAAAAATATTAAGCTCACCACGATTCATGCCTCCAAATAATTTCTGATCCATGGTAGGCCAACCGGTACTGACTTGACCGTTGTTGCTTTTAATTTTCATTAGCCTGGCACGAGGATCTTCAAAGTAGTCTGTGCCCATGTCCTTAGTAAGACTAATTTGCACCGCATCCTTGATCAGTTTTTCCACAGGATCAAAGTCGCCTTTTTCAATCATGTCTGCGGCTCGAAGAATAGCACGTTCTAGTTCTTGTTTACGGCTAAAACCTTCAAATTCTTCTAGAAACCAGTCATAATGTCCTTCTCTGAGTTCCGGAACTTCTCTTAGTTCTACACCGGTAGCTGCTTGTATTTGTTCTCTAGTTGGAAGTGTTTTGTGATCGTCGCTGTGCTTTTTAATAAAGCGAGCACATTCTCTAAGACTGCGATCAAAGTTATCTGCATTGTAAATGTTTTGCACACGCACGTAAGTTTCTGCGTCTTGCAGCATCATTTCCAAGAATAGTTTTTGTATGTCTGCGTTATAGTTTTTAATCATTGTTGGTAAAAAGTAGTAGAGCTGATTTTTCTAACAATCCGTTATTTAAAAAATTATCACTACAATGTAAAAGTTTTCTGTCCCAGTGAATAACTGATCCAATATCCCATTTGTATATGTTTAATAAACTTACATACTTTAATCTTTCGTATGTTTCGTGAGTACAATAATCATTAAACAAATGGGTAGCATTATTTTCAAGTTCTTTGTTTTGTTGTATATATTCTTCAAAAGAATCTGTACATTCCTCATTGAATACTATAGTATGAGTATTTCCCTCAGTGAACGGAATCAAGTAATTGCCTGACGGATTTTTTTCGTCCCCAAATGTTTTTCCGTAATCGGTATGAATTATTGCAGCATTACGAGTTTTCCAATAAAATCCTTGTGACACCTGTATTTTTTTCTTTAACTTATCTTCTAACTTATTAATTACAACTTTTTTTATTAACGGATATACAAAATGATTTTTATCGAAAGCATTTAAGTACGAGTAGTTGACTAAATTCTCTGACCAAGTGGTTATAGTATTAGGTAACTTATCTAATCCTTTTTTTAAAAGTGTAATCTCATCAGAATTAAAAACGTTTTCTAATTTAAACGATTTTGTTGAATAATTGCTCATTATTTTTCCTTAGTGCTTTTTTCTTTAATTCAATCTTCAACCTATTGGTTTCTCTTGCACTTAAAATACTTTTTAGCACAAATAGTTTTCCATATTTTATCACAGCTTCATTGATATCTTTACAGGTTTCCTGCCATACAGGAAAACTAACAGTCCACCCTAGTTCAATGGCACGATCGATAGTCTTACGACCTTGTTGATCATTGTCGGGTACGTATATTACTTCACGCTGTAGCCTATCAATCTGTTCAGCTTGTATGTCAGATATCTCTGCACCACTAACACTAACTCCATCAATGCTCATGGCATCAAATGGTCCTTCGCACACAATAACAAATTTGCTATTTGGCTTTTGCATATCTAAATTAAACACAAAGTCTGCTGGATGACTAGACCAATACTTTGGCTTGACTCCATCTACCATAGATCTAGCTGTGTAACCAACTACTTCATTTTTATAATAGAATGGAATAACTATTCTTCTATGTAAATTGTAAGCTTCTTCGGGTGTCCAGTAGAATTTATACTTGGTTAAATTTATATCTCTACGATGCACATACTCTATTGCCGCTAACAATTCTGCAGGAACATTATTGTAATCACCAATACTATAAAAATTAGCCAGCTCAACTACATTTCGTGCTTGCTCAGGTAATGCTCTTGCTTCGTATTTAATTTCTTCTTCAGGAAGTTTTTCAAGCTCTTCGGGAGCAACTAATTCTTTTAGTCTAACTGCTTCGATTACCAATCGACGTAATGTTAGATCGTCTGCTCCTAACCATGTAAGTAGCTTTCTAAATTTAAAACTTAAATGCCGGCCCGGAATAAAGCTAGTAGTATAACCACAGTTAAAGCAATGATAGCTAATTTGTCCATTATTGGTTTTTACTCCACCGCGGCCTCTGGTGTCTGCGGTTTCTCCGTTGTGTATGCAGCATGGTGCATTAAAACTTGTCCATCCGTTTTGACCCGTTTTGCGGCGAGCAGGAAGCAATTGCAAAACACTTTGCTGGATAGACTCAATCATTTAGATATTATAAATTAATTATTGCTGAATATCAAATTTAGTATAATCAAAAGGATAAACTTTATTCTTGTATTCGTTATAATCTTTGATTATTTTATGAAATTCTTGTGTAATCAATTCATGGTTAGTGTCGTTCAAGTGACAAATTCTACCGCAATCAAACGGCATTATCCCGGGGCTACCAGTTTCTATATTTGATAATGTCTCGAAAGCAAAATTAATCAAACAACCTTTGCTAAACTTTTCTAGTGCTATTCTTCTAGAATATTCAGTATTTGGAATAAAAATAAAATTTGTCTTAGGAAATTTATCTGGTAAACTAAGAATGTACTCAATTTGTAATTCAAAGTTGAATCGTGCCTGCTCATCAGAATATATATGATCGTAGTAAAAACTAGTAGCTAATTGTACATTGTTGGCAAGATTTTCTGGGACTCCTTTCCAGGTATTAATTTCTTGAATTATAGGATTAACATCTCTTTTTTCAGCTATGGCTGAGAATATTTGATGATTTACGTCATATTTACTGTATAACCTGTTGTGCCATGTAAAGGTAAAAAAAGCATAATCAACTTGTATGTTTTTTTCAACTATTGTTAGCCATTGATTTATTGCATAAAATTGATTTGATCCACTTGCACCAGACGATACACAATCGTATCCATAATCTTCGATTAATCTTCTAGACCACGGTTTCCAGTGTCTTGGCGTTTCAGCAAATTTGTAATACAAATCACAGTAACTATCACCAAAAAAACCTATCTTCATAAGTTATTATACCAGTCAGCTAATCTAGGATAAGTTTCTACAAAATTTTTATTTCTACGTCGATCCCATTGTGTAAAGAAACTTTTAAAATCGCGAGCCAATTCGTCAGCATCAAAAACTCTATTTTCTTTATCAAAGTCTTTGTTTTCTTCGAATCCCATTTTGACTTCTTTGTGTGGAGCTTCGGCTTCGCGTACATACTTGATAAATCTATTGATATTCATTAGATCATATTCATTGAACCATTTTAAGTTATCTGGGTTTTTCATATAATCTTCTATCTCTTGGCTGTATTCTTCTCTTAAAGTTTTAGGAAGAATAATCAAACTTTGGAAAGTGGGAAACCTGACCGGAGTTATACTAAACTTAACAGATTCTTTATCGTCTACAGCTTCTTTTTGTTTTTTAACCCAATCCAAATAATCTAAAAATCCATCAACTGCTTGCCGATACCAAGATCAAGGACAAGAACATTTGGGTCACGCTGTCGGGCATGAAGAAAGCCGGTGTGTTGGTGCATGACCCCAAGACGAGC